CAACGACTTCCAGTCTACATCATAGTCGGAAACCACGACATCTACAGAAAGAACACCAACGACATTAGCTCGGTAGATATTCTTCGTCACATCAAAAACGTTCATGTTTACAAAGAACCTCAAGTACACGAGTTCAAAAAGAGCAGATGTCTTTTAATGCCTTGGCGTAGAGATAAAGAACATGAAAAAGAAACTCTAGCAGCTCACAAAAACATAGACTGGGTTTTTTGTCATTCAGAAGTTAGAGGTCTCAGAGTCAATCCTAACCCTTACGTGATCCACGAAGGAGGCAATTCAGTCGAGATCTACAACGGTTACAAAGGAATGTATTCAGGTCACATTCACTATTCTCAACGGAATAAGAACGTGACTTTCGTAGGTAACATCTTTCAGATGACTCGATCTGATAGAAACAATCCGAAAGGGATTTGGACTTTAGAGCCTGATACCGGAATCGAGGAATTCTATGAAAATACTCGATCTCCGAAGTTTCTAAAGTATTCCATCGAGTCTCTATATGAAAAGACCATCGATGAACTCAGGAAAGAATTTGAAAACAATTTTGTCGACATAAAAGTCGATAGAGCGACTTTTTCAAATTACAATGTCAGCCTGCTTCTGAATCTTCTCGAAGGCTCAGCTAGAAGCATTCAGACAGAAGTTTACGAGAGCGAAGAAGCAGAATCGCAAGCTTTAGCTGATGAGATTAACGATTACGATGTGATCAACATCTCTAAAAGATACATCGCATCTAGCAGTTATGACGACACTCTCAAAGAAAGATTATTGTCCACGGTAGAAAATCTCTACCAAAAGGTCAACCAAGAATGAAAATAAACAGAATAGAATTTCGCAACTTTGCGTCGTACGGTAACAAAGTACAGTACATTGATATGGAGTCAGAAGGCTGTCTCCATCTGATCACGGGAAATAACGGAAATGGAAAAAGCACCATCGCCAACATCATCAAGTTTCTCTGCTACGGCAAAGTCGATGGATTCACTAATTCTGATCTACCGAATAGAATCAACAAAGAGCTCTGGGGAAAAATCTATCTCGAAGCTAAAGGGAAGAAGATAGAGATAGAGCGTGGATTGGCACCATCTGTTTTCAAAGTCAAGATCGATGGAACTGATTTTGATCAGGCTGGAAAAAGCAACGTCCAGGAGTACTTAGAAGAAGAGCTCTTCGGTATCAGCGCTAACGTATTTAAGAATCTGATCATACTCTCAGTAAACGACTTTAAATCTTTTTTGACGATGTCGCCTGGAGACAAGAAAGGCATAGTCGACAAGATCTTCGGTTTCTCTGTCATCAACCAAATGTTGGAGATAGTCAAGAGAGAAAAGAGAGAAGTCAAGACTGGAATTAAGTCGATAGAAGACGAGCTCAGTGCTATATCAGATTCTATTCAGGCAACTCAGAGAAAGCTAGAAGTCCTCGAAAAAAATGCTAAAGAGCAGAACAGCGAGAAGATAGAAGATCTGAAGAAAAAATTAGCTGATCTAGTCGAAGCCAAAGGTAAACTAGAAGACGCCAAGAACGCAATTAAGAAGCAGCAGGTAGAAAAGGAAAATGGTCTCAGAGACGACAGAAAGTCTTTGATCAGCCGTGAATCTAATAAGAGAAAATTAGAGAAAGAATTAGACCTCTTCAAGAACGACCAATGCCCTACTTGCCACGCAGATCTCAAATCAGAATTTCACCTCGGCTTAAAAGATAAGTTAGAGAAAGAAAAGTCTGAGAACGAAGAAGAGCTCAAAGGAGTCAGAGATCGAGTAACTGCTGTAGAAAAAGAGATCACTGAGATCAGAAACAAGGAGACTAAAGTCATTTCTAAAATATCAGATCTCAATTCTAAGATTCAATCATTCAAAGCCGAGCTTTTAGACTTAGCCAAAAAAATGGACAAAGGCGAGCACGGAGAATTTCAATCTCTGATCGAAGAATTCCAAGCCAAGGAGAGGTTAAAGACTTCTAAGAAGACTGAACTTACTTCTGAGGAACATTTTTACGGCATCTTAGAAGCGATGCTTGGAGATGACGGGATTAAGAACATGGCGATGAAGATGATTCTTCCTTCTTTGAACGCCAACATTTCTCAGATGACAAGAACTCTAGGAATCCCTTTTAACATCTCATTCGATAACAAATTCGATTCAGTAATTACGCATCTAGGAGAAGAAGTCAATCCTAAAACTCTGAGCACCGGAGAAAAGAAGAAAGCCGATTTTGCGATCATTATCGCTCTCATCAAAATGATGAAAGTGAGATTTCCGAGCTTGAACGTACTTTTCTTAGACGAGATTTTTAGTTCGGTCGATTCAGATGGGATCTATCACATTTTAGGCATCATTCACGAGACGATCAAAGAGGCTAAGATTAACGCCTTTGTGATCAATCACACAGTGCTACCCAGCGAACTTTTTGACAAGAAAATAGAAATAGCTAAGGTCTCAGGCTTTAGCGAAGTATCAATCGAGACCATCTCGTGACATCGATAGCATGAGTAAGGTAGTATAATAATCTTGTAGCATAATGTCTCTGCGTTCAGGCGAATAAATAAGAAAAGAAAGCCCTCTAAGTGTCAGCATACAACGCAGAATATAACAAGGACCTGTCTTACATTAGACACATCATAGTAGCTCTGCTCAACGAGCTGAATAACAAGATCTATTTCTATAATGTCCTTGACGAGGACACTAAACAGAAGATCGACATTCCTTTCTACTACTCAGTAACAGGACAAGAAAGATTTTTGTTGGATAATTTTCTTTTTGATGCTCAGGCCGAAGGAAAGGCGATAGGAGATTACGAAAGAACTCCTAGAGGCATCATTCAATTAGAGTCTGCTGCGATCGATTCAGCTGCTTTGATAAACAAATTTGTTAGGACTCAGATCATTAGACCTTACAAAGGCCAGCTAAAAACTTTTGCTCTGTCTACGCAGGCAATCCCTCTCAGCTTAAATTTCAATACCACGGTAGTAGTCAACAATAACTTAGAACTCTTTAAAGTTACAGAAGCTCTAATCAGCCGTCTCTACAAGAACAATCTCTTCTACGTGGATTACGGTGGATTTCAGGCACAGTCTAATTTTTCTCTTCCTGAGGATTTGGCGCAAGAACAGCTTTTCGAATATGGCTTCACTGATAGAAAAGAGTACAAAGTCAGTTTTTCTCTCGCAGTCAGCAGCTTTCTTTACGTCTTTGAGGACGGCCTTCAGTTGGCTGAAATACCAATGCAGGTCGTAGAGACTTCCAACAATTCTCGACTAGCCGGAGTCGGTATCTATAACGGCGGTGGAATCTATTTCGGTAATGTGATGGAGACTATAGAATCTACCATCGACGATTACAGAAAGGCACCTTACAGTGAAGGAGAAGCCAGCAACCAAGGCTACAATCCTCTTTCTGATCCGACGGGTGGAGTTACTCCGACTGGACCGGTGTTCGCTGAAACTATTGTGCAACCTTACAATACAAATGATATAGAGAGCTCTGACAGCAAAGAGTATCGAAACGATAACAACTCTAATCCTCAGACTCTGTGACAGGATATATAGAAATAATGAAAATACGAAAGAAATGGGATACCCAGTCTATTTAAACGGTCATTTCCCGAATGCAGGTGAAACTGCAGCCGCGAAAGACACTCTAACAATCTTGGTCAACGAGTTCAGAAAAAGCGGAAAGACCGATGCTCAGATCTACAGCGTGCTTCTCGGTATGGGAATAGATCCTGAAAAGGCCGCTAATGGCATTCAAGGAATTTCTAAAGTTCCAACCTCTTCTGAGGTAGCAATGCAGAAAGCAGCTCAAACTTTTTTACAAGTTATCAGCGTTGAAGAAAACAATTCACAAACAAAAAATACAAACATGAAGTTTTCAGTCGAGAATCTCGTCAAGAAGATTCAAGAAACAAAACAATCTGTCGGCGAGCTCGATGCGGCTAATGCCGGTAAGTATGGCTTTTCAGCTAAAAAGATCAGCGAAGCATTAGATGCTTCTCTCGTAGCTCTAGACATGGAAAAAGCCCAAGGTCTTTTAAAGTCTATCGATAACACTAACAAGTCTTTAGAAGACGCTAATATGAACAAGAGCAGCGCTCAAGCTGAACTTGAAAAACTTAAGAAACAAGCTTTAAGCGTTACAGAGAAAAGAAATTATCTCGAGACGATCAGCGTTCTTAGACAAAAGCTTCATGAGCATGCTTGGATCGAATCAGTAAAAGATCTTTGCCTACATATCGACGAGGCTAAGTCTCAAAATCGTCTTTCTCTTTTCTTAATGGAAGCTCTTTACAATATGAAGAGCGACAGATATGTTGCTTTCAACTCGAAACCAGTTGAAGCTATCGAGAAAATGATCGAAGAAGGTGAAGATTTCATCAAAGACAATTACTCTTCTTTAAAGGCATTTGCATGGTCAGTACCAGTTAGAACTGCAGCTACCAAAATTGCAAATACTTTGAATGAGATGAAAGATACTTCTACTGCGGCAATGCAGAAGATCTACAGCCCAGTTCAAGAAAATGAAGACGGAACTTTAACTATTTCTTTGGCTGGTAAATTCTACGCAGTATCTGAAAACAGCATCATAGAAGCATCAGAAAATCAAAAGCCTGGCTCTAGATTCTTAAAGACTCTCGATGCTTTATCGATCTTCTCTGCGACTAACGAAGGCTTCACTTACTATGGTAAGAGAAAGTCTTTGACTATCAACGAGAACGGAGTTACTGTAGAGAACAAAGTTCTTGAGAATACGACTCCAGAAGCTATCATGACAGCTTTACAGGAAAGTGCTCTTACTTCTAACGATTCTAAAATTGTTTCAGAAAAAATTGCTTTCTTGATCGAATCTATCGATACAGTTAAAGAGATCGATCTCTTCACCTCTGTAGTTTCTACTCAGCGTAGAGGCGTAGCAGTAAACATTGCTAAAATCAACGAAAGCATCTTCATCAACAGAATCAATACTGCGATGGGATGTAACGAAATGATCCAAGTTAACAATGCTAAAGTTGCTCAAGAATTGGTCAACGAATTTGTAAACTTTGATATCACTCCTCTAGTTCAAGAAATGCTCAGCTCAGAAGAGAAACTTGCTTTTGATCTTCAAGGTAAGAAAAATTCTATCCAAGAAAATCTTCAATCTCTCGAGGAAAAGAAAAAAGAAGTCATAGCTACTATGGCTCTTCATCCAAACCACGAGCCGTTGAAAGAAGCTTTTGACATTTTGACTTCTGAGATCGAGGCTAAAGAAAAAGAACTCCAATCAATCTACCACCGAATTTCTGAAATTTCAGAAAAAAAAAGTTGATTGAGTCAATAAAAAGTGGAGAAGCTTACGTCGTAGTAGCTGCGAGCGATACAAATCTTAAAGTTGGCGATAAAATAATAGTCAACGCTGAGGAATACGCAAGGTCTTCTGATTCACAGGAGATCTCTTATAAAACCTTGGACGGTGGCAGTGGCACTATTTTAAGAAAAAACCTCAAAGCGCAGATTTAATGAAAGCAAATCAGGAAAAACCATATTACGTAAAACCCAAAGAATTCTTTGAGGAAATCGTAATTTCGAAGAAGCAAGACGCCTTAACTCCGAGAGCACAGGAAATGATGATTAAGATCGCTAACAAGGCATCTCAGAGACTCGTTTACAAAAACCCAGAAGATCGTAAAGACTGCATTTCAGCAGCTTATTTAGATCTTTTGAAATACTGGAGAAGCTTCAATCCAGAGAAAGGAACTAACGCCTTTGCTTACTTCACAGAAATAGCAAAAAGAGGATTCGCAAAAGGCTGGAACCAGATACACCCTAAGAAGTACAAAGGTACCATTAGCATGGACAGCCACGGAGACGATTCCGAAGGCATATACAGCATCTAATGAGTAAAATCAAGAGGGTAAAACCGACGTCAAAGTCGGGCTTCAAACAGAGTTATTTTCAACCAAAGAACATCGGCAAATATGTGGGAGAGTTACCCATAATTTGCCGATCTTCTTGGGAAAAGAAGTTTGCTATATTTTGTGATACCAACCCAGCGGTGATCAAATGGAGCTCAGAACCCACTGAGATCAAATACTATAATGTTCTAGACAAGAAATTTCATAACTACTACCCTGACTATTTTATCATCGTAAAGAGAGGTGAAGTCGAGGAGAAATACATAGTAGAGGTGAAACCTTCTGCTCAACTGAAAAAACCAGAACCTCCAAAAAGGCTTACTGAAAAAGCAGTCGCTAGCTTCAAATATGCTTATGATACTTACGTGAAAAATCTCTGTAAGATGGAAGCACTGAAGAAATTCGCGGCTGATAGAGCAATGAAGGTAATGATCATCACTGAAAATAGCAAACTGATCTAATGCCAAGTACTCCTCTTCTCATTCACTTATATCAGACTGAACAGCTGAAAAGAGCTGACGATTATCTCAAAATCAAGAAGAGAAGAGAAGATTTCATCAAAGAGGCTAAGAGTCTTTCCAACGCATCCAATGCTGCAGAAGACTGGGTTAAAGAATCAGAATCTACGAAAAACGAAAGAGTTAAAAAGATCACTAATTCTGACCAATACCAACCAGGAAAATTGTACGTCTTTGACTACTCTAATCCTCTATGGCCTGATGAACCACACGACCAAAAACCAGTAGTAATCTGTTTAGGAGAGACGGGTAGAGACTCAGGTAGACTATCTGCAGGGTTTCAAGGGAAATTTGATAGAAAATACATTTATGAACCAGGCTACATGATCGGAATCAACATCAATTGGCTTCCTGAGATCATGAAACCCAATTTCTTACAAGAATGGTTCAATTTTTTCAGACCTCAGCTGATGCAGCAGTTCATAGACATTAAAAGCTTGAATGTAAGACAGCAGACTTCTCTCCAATTTAGATATTCTGATTTGTTTGCGCTAGAAAAAACTTTTTACTTTTCTTACGCTATAAAAATGTATCACAAAGCTAGCATCAAAGAAGCGTATGAATTGACTTATGAAAACTGGTTTCTGGCCAGTTGTATCATACCTAGATTTTTCAAGAATACGAACCTAACGCAAGTGACAGAAGGGTACAGACAATATATACGTAATAAGAGCATCAAATACTCATAAGATATGGCCGGATTTTCAGACAGAAAGGGTTCGTTAACGAAAGGCAATCCAGTTTCGGACGCCCTGAAACGTCTTAGCCGACTGGGAATGAACTACGACGACATGGTCTTGAGAAACTCAAGAGCAGTCGGTTTCACCGAGAACCAGATAGGCTACGGCATGTTCAATCCCATGGGATCGGACTCAGACGACATGTACTATCTTTTCGCTTCTCTTTCAATGACAGACGTGTCAAATAAGAAGAACATTTCTTATTTCGACAAGAGTTATATGAAGAAGAGGGACCAGTTGAGAAACTTCGCGGTCCAAGACGAAATTGAAGACATTTTAGATACAGTAACAGACGAAGCTATCGTCTTTGACGAGACTAACTATTTTGCATATCCTATCATCAATGCTTCGGTTTCTAAAGAAGTCAAGGATGATCTCATAGACAGCTACAATAAGATCTATGAATACTTTGGATTCAGCGATGGCCAATCTGCTTGGAACTACTTCCGTAAGTGGTTAGTAGACGGCTATCTTTCTTTTGAAATAATCTATGACGATGAGCAGAGACACATTATCGGCTTTAAGGAGCTCGATCCAGTTTCTCTAATGCCAGCCGTAGATAAAGAATCAGGCAAGAAGATTTGGATTCAGTACAAGGGTGGAGGACCGAAAGAAAGAGTTCTTTTCGACACTCAAATCATCTATCTAGCATATTCATCAGTCAACTCTCCTTCTAGAGTTTCTTATGTTGAGAGACTGATTAGATCTTTCAACTTATTGAGGATCATGGAACACTCCAGAATTATCTGGGCTGTAACTAATGCGAGCTTCAAGATGAAATTCGTGATTCCAGTAGGTGGTAAATCAAAAACGAGAGCAAAGCAATCTTTGGCCCAGTTGATGAACAACTATCGTGAACTGGTGAATTTTGATATGCAATCCGGAGAGATACAGACTAATGGAAAGCCGATGATGCAATTCCACAAAGAGTATTGGCTTCCTTCTAAAGACGGAGAACAGCCCGAGATTGATACATTAGCAAATGACGGTCCTCAGCTTTCAGACACTGAATCTTTACAGTGGTTCTACGACAAATTGAAGCTTGCTTCAAAAATTCCTTTCAGCCGATTTGATAAAGACTCTCCAGCTACTTACGAAATGGCTGCAGAAGGTATGAACAGAGAAGAGATCAAATTTGCGAAGTTCATCAACAGATTAAGATCAATTTTTCAGGAGATCTTGGTCAAACCTCTTTACATTCAAATATGTCTCGATTATCCAGAATTGGAGGACGACACCAATTTCAAGGGTAACTTGACGATCAAATATAACAAAGACAACGTCTTTGAAGAATTAAAGCAGATGGAACTTGCTTCTAAGAGAATAGACTTTATCTCTCAGGTTAGAAGCGGCCTTACAGAACAAGACAGCGAGATGAATGAAGTTCCTTTCTTCAGCCTTAACTTCTTGATCAAGAAGTACGGTGGATTCACTGAAGAAGATTTGAAGAAGAATAAGAAGATGAAAGAAGTCGACGACCTGGTGAAACAAGGGTATGAACCAGGCGACGCGGAAAAGATAGCAGACGGAGAAGATCCTAAGAAGTTCAAGAAGGTTTCCAAAGACATGGGAGACGAGAACATCGATGCAGGTTCTCTTGGCGGAGATGACGCTGGAGGCGCAGAGGACATACCAGGCCTCGAGCTCTAACTGCACAAAAGAGTATTTGATATATAGAAATACAAATTAAGAGACTACAAATGTCCAAGAAATTACTAATTTTGGAACGTTCGGGCGAGACCCTCGTTCACAAAGGGGATGACGACAGCATCACCTTAGAAGGAACTTTCACCCAGTTCGACATTAAAAATAAAAACGGCAGGATCTACGAGGAGAAAGAGTTTCTTCCTCACCTCAAAGAACTGCAAGAGAAAGTAAAGAAAGGGAAGCTTCTAGGCGAACTAGATCACCCTACTAAATTTGACATCTCTTTGCAGAACGTCTCTCACGTCATTGAAGACTTAGAGTACGATCCAGCTAAGAAGCAAGTGGTCGGTAAGATCAAACTTCTCAACACAGATAAAGGAAAGCAAGCTAAAGCTTTAGTAGAGGCTGGAGTTCCACTTCACATTTCTTCCAGAGCTGCAGGCAATGTTGGTAACGACGGCAAAGTAAAAATCCAAAAACTTTTTACTTATGACCTAGTAGCTGATCCAGGTTTTGCGGCAGCTGAGCTTAGAAGAGTCAATGAGTCTTTCGGTTTCGGCGAAGACGACGAACTTTTCATCTATGAAATGTCTGAAGACACTAATACGGTACAAGAGAACCCCAATAATAAATATAAAAATACAGAAGAAACGATGAGCAATCCAAATTTTGTCTCAACTGAGGACTTCAACAGGTACTCCGAGTATGTGAAACAGCAGTTCGAGTCTTTGAAGAATGGCCAAGAATCATCTGAGAAGCTTGAAAAGGTTGTAGAATATACTAACCACTTGGCTGAGAACATGAACAAGCTTTTCGGTTACACCAACTACTTGGCTGAGAACCTCGATAAGAACATCTCCCACGGAGACTATGTAGTTGAAAGCCTCAACAAGCTAAAAGAGTACTCTAACTACCTCGCAGAGAGCGTTAGCAAAGGAATCTCTTATTCTGAGTACGTTGCAGAGCAGACTAACTCTCTCGTAGAATACACTAAATATGTAGCAGAGAAAGTAGATCAAGGTATTTCTTATTCTGAATACCTCGCAGAGAACCAAGACAAAATGATCCAGTTTTCTAACTATCTCGCAGAGAACCAGAACAACACAATTTCTTACTCTAAATATCTTGCAGAAAGACTTGATCAAGGCCTTAGTTACAGCGAATACCTCGCTGAGAACCAGAACAACATGATTAAGTATTCTGAGTACATCAAAGAAAACGTAGAGAATCTCGGTAAATATGCAAATTATCTTGCAGAGAACCTCAACACTTTGAATGAAAAGACTGACGATACAGCTGCTCCTGCTGAGCAAAAGCCAACTGTACACGCAGTTGCAGAAAAAATCGAAGAATCAGTAACTGCAAAAGTAGATGCTATCCTCGAATCAGTAAAGAACAAGACTGTGGAAAAAGAAGAGAATCATTTCATGAGATTCCTCGATTCTGCAAAGAGAAATGAATTTGAAGCTCTTAACGAGAGCATGCAAACTAAGGTGACAGAAGCCTTTGCTAGCAACAGATACATGTCAGTACAAGATGCTAACAGAATCTGGAACTCTGTATTCATTCCTCAAGGACCTGCTAAAATAGACTATGTGGCTAACATGCCTGAAAGATACAAAGAGATCTACGAGTCTCTCAATCCTTCTCAGAAAGACACCATTCACAAGCAGTCTAAAATGTATCCTCTAGAGACTCAATATCAGATCGATAATTTCTGGCAGACCAGAGATCTTAGACCTAAGAAAGTTGAGATTCAGAAGATCAATGAAAGTGAAACACCTGCAGCGACTGTAGAAATTACTCCAGCTGGAGTTCCTGCTCAGAGAGTCAACGATATCAAAGAAGCTCTTACTTCAAGATTCAAAAACATTCGCTAATATGAAGCATGTTAAATTATTTGAAGATTTTCTAAACTCTTCTTTAGTAGAAAAATTAAACGAAGGAGAAAACTCACCTTCAGCTAAAGAGCTAGATGAACTAGAAAAAGCAGCTCAGAAGATATATGAAATGATGTACAAATTCACTAAAGACTATGTTGGCCAGTGGAGACATCCGCACGGATATACCGAAATCCCGGATGCAGAAGGTTATAAATTGAGTTTTGATATTGATATCGCAAAGGCTGAAGGGAATGATGCACTGGTTGACAAGCTCAAAAAACAAAATGAGCAGAAAAGAAACAGTGACGCTGCTACAATGAAAACACAGGACAATTACATGAAGAATGTATATGACCCGTTTTACCAAGAGATGAAGAATAAATTAAGCTCAGCTATTGCTGCGTTAGGAAATTTTGAATCTTATGGATGGGAGCACTTCGTGGATAAAAACACAAATTTTCTTCTATTAGTTCAAAGACTCGCTGAAGACCAGGCTGAAATCGATAGGATAGAACCTGTGATAGCACTTTGTAATCGTTATCGGAAAATCTTACCTGACGGGGATCCTTATCCGTGGCCACAGACTCCAAAGGAACGATGTGAAGGTATACTGAAAAAGTTCGAAGAAAAAACGAAGAAGAATGAAAGATCTGTTAAAATCATGGAATCGGAAATGAAAAGAGGTCTTGCAAAAATTAAAGAATTAAAAAAACTAGCAGATGATTAAGGACTTTCAGTCTTTTTTACATGAAGCAGAGGGATACAACGGTAGAGGCACCTTTACCGTTGCTTCTCTTTCTCAGAAGAACCTCTTCTCAGCTGAAATTACAGGACAGCTCAGTGACGGAGCTTGGGAAAATACCAAGCCTTACGATCATTGGACACCTTGGGCCGGCTCTGAAGTCAAAGTAGGTTCTAGAATTGGAAGAGATTTCCCTGTAAAGAAAGACGGTTATAATTTAGGCAGTCTTCTCGATTATGTAGGAGACAGAATGCTAGGACTCGGCGCAGCCGGATCTGTAGGCTGGGACTTAAATAGCGGCGATGAACAAGGAGCTATAGAATACTTCTTCAGTGCAGGTAGCCTCGCAGCTACCGAGAGAATGTGTATTACTGAGGATTTCGAACGTCATTTTGAGAAATTCTTAGAAAAGTACAGCTCTGGCTATCTCAAAAAATACGCAGATGCTGCTCTAAAGAACAAGAAGAAGCTCCAAGAAACTTGGGATGCTATCAAGTCTGGTCGCTACGGCATCAGACAGCTGAAGAATGATCTTACGAGCATTTCTAAAGCGATGAAAATCTATAACTAAACATACAAAATGCATATTAAGTTATTTGAAGATTTCAATAAAGAAGAATCTAAATCAGCGGACACCATCAGCGAAAGCGTTTATCCTACCTCAAAAGGAGGCAGAATAGAAAATTCATTAAGAGCTGAAGAGATCGGCCGTATGAACTTAAAACATAAAGGCGAAATCATCGGAACACTTTTGGTTTGGATGAAGCCTGGATATATTTTCGGAGGTGGCGGCGGCTACGATGAAAACCAATGGGAAGTCGGCGCTTCATATACGAGCTACCCTTATAATGACAGATACAATGGCAGCACTGGATCTGGAGTATGGAGTTCAAGCGGTTATACGTCTAAAGACGATGCTATCAAAGCCGGTAAAGAGTTCATGAAAAACGTAAAAATGTCCTAATTGAAAAAGTCAATTTGAGACATAATATATAGTACAACTAAACACTATCACGTCCTTAACTGCTGAGAAGCAAAGAGCGGAATAAGATAAAACGTGAAATAAGCATAAAAACAAAAAACAAAAAATGCACAATCAATTAATCAATGAGGCAGAAGTCGTAAAGACTTGGGCTCCTGTGATTGAAGAGGCGACTGGCATTAACGACAAGAGCAAGCTCTCTTGGATGTCTAAATACTGCCACTTCCACCAATTGAACGAGAACGTGTACAACCAAGTTCACCTTAACCCTAACATGAACCTTTATGGCATGGGTGCGGTATCTTTCCCTGGCGATCCTGGTTTGAACACTGCGTTCCCAACACAAGCAGCCGGTTCTGGTGACAAGCCTTTCAGCTTGCTTCCACTTGCTATGCAAGTTGCAGCTCAAACTGTAGGTTTAGACCTTGTACCAGTTGTTCCAATGAGCGGTCCATTAGGCGTTCTTACTTATCTTGACTTCATCTACCAAGGTGGTCGTCTTGACAGCTTAGAGACTCCTTTGATGGTTAGAATCGATGGTGGCAACACTACTTACGCTTCTGGCTATGCTGCTTCTTCTTTCGCTGGTAACACTGTTTACTACTTGAGAGATTCAGGTGGAACTACTCAGTACGCTTTGACTTTCATCGGTCTTTCTCGTATCGACGGATGGCCAATCTTCAAAGTGAACGCATGGTCTGGTGGCGCTCAGCAGCCTAACGGTACTGCAGGTGCAGTAACTCTTGCTGCAGCAGTTGACGCTGGAGACATCTACACAGCAGCTTCTGGTGGAACTAAAATTGCAGATCTTACTGCAGGTGCAGCTCTTCTTGTTAAAGCTCTTGAAGATCACATCACCGGTTTCTCTGGTAACGGTCTTGCTGGTTACGGCGGTACTGCTAACAACGTAACTTCTGATCAGCCTTACCTCAGACAAAATGGTGAGAACACTCCTGATAACATCATGGGTCTTTCTCTCTTCAACAAGTCTGTTGAGGCATTCACTTACCAAGTTGCTGCTGC